GTAAGGTTTACCTGTGCCGCTAACAAGTTTGATGGAACATAATTTGCCATTATACTTGTATTTGATTAATAAAAAAAACTGATTGTTTTGTCTATCCCGACACTTTACTTAGCAGATGGTCATCCGCTGTGAACACCAAAAATAATATATTTTATCCAATAAACATAAAAAAACGCAAAAGAAATTAATCCATTGCGTTTTTGTAACGTGTTTTATTTGTGCTTACTTTACATCACTAGGGTTTAGCTCCTTTGATTCAACTGCTTTGATTGCTTGTTGATTATATTCAACCGATCCAGCTTTAAAGCCTTCTGCTTCCATACGTTTATTAAAAATATCTAACGTACTAGCTCCATTTTGTTGTTGGGAGTCACCACCTCCAGAACCTCCATCAAGTCCATTAACAAAGTGTTTGTTTTCGGCAAAGAAATCCTTCATAACATTTTCAGAACCTAAAGGATCTAAAGTTGTGCCGTCTTTCATTACCTCACCATCTTTTTTATATACCACTTTACCATTTTCTACACTTGGTGATAAACGAGCTTTAAGTAATAAAATAGCGTCATCTTTTGGCATAGATAGATTATTTGGTAGGTATTTACCTAATTCAGTATTCAAGATACTTTCGTTCTTATAGCCTTGGAAATCCGTTGATACTTTATCTCGTTCGCCTGTTAATCCTTGGATGGTTTCCTTGAGCTTTAGGATGTCTTTTTCCTTAGCCTCCAACTGATCAGATGGTTCTTTAGTGAATTCCGTTTTGTGCTTATTTTTCAAGGCTTCCATTAAATTCTCATGGGTTTTACCTTCAAAATCTAAACCTAAATCATTACGCCACTTCTTTACTTCCATTTCAAGTGCAGCGTTAACAATGTCAGGTTTTGTATTGTTGATGAACTTATCTTGCTCATCTTTTGTACGGATAATTAAATCAGATTCTAATTTTAAATCTGTTTTACCCTCAATAGCTTTTGCTAATTCTTCATCATTTACTTCGATAGACTTTCCTGCAATAATAATCTTCATACTTTATAATTTAAGTTAATTACTCTTCTTCTTCATTTGCCATTTCACGACCATTCGCAACACGTTCTTTTAGGTCATCAGTTTTGATGTTTTTCGCAACTTTTAAGCCTAAAGATTTTGCTTCATCGAATAATGCTATTCGCTCTTCTTTTATAGCATCTTTTAGAGCTGTTTTTTTAGATGGTGCTTTTACTGATTCATTAGATTTATTACCAGCAGCCATACGAACTAATTCTGCTAAACCTCCTGTTTTTTCTGCTGCCAACATTTTAGATTTATTATCTAAATCTTCTTTGTGCGTCTTTGCGTTTTCATTGTACTTTTCAGTTGCTTTTTCGTCAACAACAAAAGTGTCCGTTGCTTGTTTGTCGGATTTTGCATTCTCATTCATTTCATCAGCAAATGAAACATGAACAACCATATTCTTACGCTTAACATCTGCTTCTGTCGCTGCTAAATGTTGGCGGCCTTGCGCTTTACGATACCATGTGCCTACTACAATTTGATTCATATTATTTCTGTTTTATTGGTTACTGTTTTATTTAATTCTGCATATTTATCAAAATCAATTCTTAAATCTTTAGATGATTTTGTTTTAATAGCTTCCTCTTCCCACCAAATAGGGAAAAGTACTTTTTTATTCACTCCTTCTTGCATATAAGTTCTTTCGACCTCCTCAATAGATAAGTGTAAGTATGGTTCTACTTGTGATTTTAAAACTTCTATATGCCTTAATTCGGGTATATTCTTATACTTTGAAGTTATCCACTCGTTAAGCATTCTGTCAAGTATAACAGAAGGAGCGCCTTTTCCCCTTGCTTCATTGTACTTCTCAATTAAAACGTCCGGGCCTTCTATAATAAATCTACGCCCATATGACCTAAAATATAAATCCTTTGGGTTTTCATCATTTGAAGTCTTATTTATTAATCTAATAACAAAATCAACCATTAAATTATGAACGCTTTGAGAGAAATCACTAAACACATGTAATTTGTTTTGCAACGGTTGGGTATCAATCCAACGCCCTGTCGCTGTTTCATTTCCTGACCGATTAGTTTTCTGAGTTCCCCACATTGTATATTCAATAAGTTCCTCCAAGTCCGCACCAGATTCAGACATCCATTTTAGAGTTTCCAAATCAGGCGAAATATAACCACCAACATCAGGAGCAACTTTCACATCATATTCTTTATCTTCAGGAACAGGTAATATAATTTCATCAGTTACATCGGGTTTTAAGGATTGACCCATGATGTTTGATTTATCAGATTCATCTGCCCCATCTTCACCCCCTCCACGCCTTGCAGCATCAAAGTTGGCATAAATCCAATGCTTAGGAAATCCTTGTAAAAACTCATATAAAGTCTTGATTGAACGGTCACGCGCGTATTTCTTAGCTAATTCTTCAATGAAATATAACCATGATAAACGTGTGTTTGTTCCCACCTCCTCAACATCTGAAAGTATAACCGCTGGTACAATTCCGAAATCATTTTTCTTTAAGTCATCTTCAAATATAACGTAACCACCACTTCCACTTGTAACTATCACATCAACATCTTTATCAACGTAACGATATCTAATAAATGAATCCTTAGGTTTTTGAGGTTGCTTAAATACAACCCAGTCAACTAGCATACCGTTAGAATGATAGGATTGAATATCCTGTATAGATTTATAAGTAGGATAAACTTTCTTTAATTGTCCGTTTTCTTGGATGTATTCCATGAAAATCAAACCATTTGGATCAACGTCTGAGAACTTAAATAAATACTTCGATAAATATTCGTCTATTGATTTACCGCCCTTGAAATCTTCTAGTATTTCTGTTAATTCTTTTTTTGTTGCTTTAGGTAGTTTCTCTGAGAATATCTCTGAATCACCATCAGCAGAAAAAACATTTTGTCTTGGCTCCATAACTCTATGGAATAAATCCCGAACATCAATTGAATATTTTTTACGTGCTGTTTTTCTTGATTCGCTCTCAATCTTCTCAATTTGATTTATAAGTAGCTCATGATAACCTTTGCCATAAACTAAAGCGTTAAGGTGTTTGTTCTTTAAACGAGCGTCGACAACCCAAGGCTTTAAATGTACGCTATCTTTAACTATTTGGATTATTTCAGCTTCTGTCTTCATATTACAAATTTAAGCAAATTTATTAAATTATTGTATTCTAAAGACCTTTCGGGTTTTAATTAGCTTTTTTCTACGCTCAAAACGTGTTAATTTTTTCCAATTAGGTTGCTTTTGAAGCATCTTAATTGATTGCTCGTAAGCGTTGTTTCTTTCTTTCTGTGTTAATTCTGTCATTTTTTTATACTTTTTCTAATAAAATCCCATGCAATGTAGCGCCAACTATCCATAAGGTCAGAGTAGTAGTGCTTAATACCAACCCCAATATTAACCCCTTCTTCAATTACGCCAGCTTTTTTGTCATGGTATTTATAATTATTAAATGAATCAATTAAATCTTTACTATCTGGATCAATAACTAAACGCCACGAAGATAAAACTTTAATTTGGTCTTTTTTATCTTTTTTTGTTGCTCGTTTTATGTTAACTCCCTTTTGCCAATATTGACGAATTAAGCGACGTCCTGAAGTATCTGCAACTATTAAATTATCAAAACCACACCTATCAACTAACACATCATAAAGCTGTTCTGAATTTGTATTGCTTTTGAAGTATTCCTGTTTAATATAAATCGTTTTAGTTTTAAAATCAACCGCTACTTTTGTGAGTGCATCAGGATCGTTTGAGCCAAAATCTAAACCAAAACCTACCGCACCAACTTCTTTAAACTTACCTAATTCCCAATATTCGTAAACTACATTGTCAGCTTTCCTTTTAAAACTGCCCAGAATAGTATAGCGATACTCATCAGCATCACGTTTAATTTTTGTTTCAACTAATTCTTTTTCATTTGGAGTTAAAGACTCATAATACTCATAAGATTTACGTAACGCTTCATATTCGTTCCAATTGTGTTCTGCCATGTTTTCACGGCCATTGTCTAGGTAGGTTGTATGTACGTATAAGACACCATTAATGATACCGTTAAAACCATTAGGGACATTTATATAAAATTTAGGAAATATCCAATGAGTTGTCGTTGGTGGGTTAAATGCTATAATTGAAAGACATTGAACGTCTGAACGTCTTAACGAACGCTTTACCTTATTCCACTCTGCAAAAGTTGGTAACTCTTCACCTTCATCAGTTGAGAATATTGAATAACCTTCCAATGATTTAAGTTTGGCTGTTTGGTCTCCAGAACTTGTTTTTTGCCCTGTTACATCAATTCTACCCTCATTGTGTTTACATACATATTCGTTGTTCTTGTAATTGAAGAATGAATCGTAATTTAATAACTCTATACGTTCTTCCAATGCTTTATTTATACTCATATCAGTAGAGGACATTGTATAACGAGTTGATAAAACGCAATGATTATGATTTACTGCAGCCGTAATTTCAGCTATTGATTTAGTGTATGACTTTCCTGAATCCCGACCACCTGACATCAGTATAGTGTGTACTTTTGATAATTCTTTGAAGTATTTATAGTCTTTGTCCTTAGGTTTTAGCTTCCTCAAAACATCCCAAGAACGAATAGTATCGTTTAAGATTTTAAATTTCCTGCTAAATACAATCTTTGACATTAATCTTTGTAAGTGATTTCGGGTGGGTTCATTGATTCCCCTTTTGTTGTGTGGTCAATTTTATCTGCTGGGTAATGGCTTAATAATTTACCAACTTCTTTTAGTGCGCTAATCATGCTAGACCTATCTGTGATCTTTCCCGCCTTTGTTGGAATACCTTCTTCTTCTGAATTATTAACAACCCAAATGAATTTATTTACAAGTTCTTCATAGCTCATTAATGACTTTTCAGACTGTTCTTTTTGCTTAGATTTTACGTACTCAGATACCTTAGCAGTGCTTAGCAGCCTTGATGCGTTAACCATCGCCGTCTCATCCTTCTTTACATTAGTGTAAACTGACAAATAGGCACGTGTTCCATTCATACCATTTGCAAGGTATTCATCACAAAACTTTTGATGCCTGTTTGTTAATTTATTTTTCATCTTTCTTTTTTTTATAAGGAACAGTATAATTAGATTTATACCCTTCGCTATTAAGTTTAAATAAAATAACTCCAGCTTGATGACTTTGTTCGCAATCAGTGAAAGTGATTTTAGTTAGTCTGTTTTTGTAATCTTCTTTAGATTCATTTTCATTTTGATCAAGAATATTGTTGTTTGGTTTTCTCCACGCTAATCTTAACCTCTCAAATCTTTTCATAACTTTATTTTTTATCATTTAATTTTTTATAAGAAACCAATTTATTCAAAGACTTCCTTCTGTTGTTACATCCACAATTTTTAGGTACTAATTTCTTAATCCCTGTTTTAATAGTGAAATTCTCAATTGTGTCTCCTAGTCCTTCAGCCATAAACCTATGAATTTAAAATACTTAATACTTCTTTAATCCTATTTGAATACCCAACATCTGAATACTTCATAACAACCTCAGCATCTAGTTCCAAGTCTTTAGAATCCTTTAGATAATAAATAGCATCCTCTAGGCTACACGGACTATTAATAACAATATTACGAATTATGTCACTTCTTTTTTTATCGTAGAATACTTTTTCTAAGGTGTCACGTGTTAATTCTGGTTCTTTTTCCAGAGTATTACCACCTCTTAAAGCGTTAGTTAATCTTTCACTTACTTCTTTAGCTGTAGGTTTAGAATCTTCATATGAAAAGATTAAATCATTCAACTCTTTGAATAAATACTTATCAAAAATATCATCTACTGTTATTTTAGCTGTAGGTCTGGTTTTATAATGCTCTACCAAGTCTTTTTGGAATCTAGAATAGTTGCTTTCCATTCTGTTTGGTTTTCTCCATGCTAATTTTAATCTCTCAAATCTTTTCATAATCTTCTATTTACTTATTAACCACCAACACAATAGTATTGGAAGAACCACTAATATACGAAAATAAAACCCACTTACTCACATAGCTATGACTTAGAAAGTCATCAAATGGTAGTTTCGTATTGATTCCAAATATACAAAGTAAGTTGTCAATTACGTACAAAATATACGTAAACACGATAATAATAACCGCACGACAAAAATTTAAAAACTGTTTGTTAATTTATTTTTCATAATTCTCTCTTTTATTACTAAGGCCAAATAAAAATAATGCTTGGCTTAGGTCTTTTAATCCAATTACAGTTTTTTCAGTTTCTCCTTTTACAGAAATAAGTATTTCACTATTATCTTTACCTATCTCTATAACGCAATCGTTTTGTTTACATTCGTACATCATATTTTTTATTTTAAAAGTTTTATTTTATTATCAGAATATGAAAGGTATTTATTCATAAATTCAATACGGAATTTTTCAATAATCATATTAGATATAATTAAAAACGCTCCCTTAATTGCTTCTTTTACTATCCTTTTTTCATTGGACTCTATCCACTCGTTAAATGTTCTTTTTTTCATGATATATATTTAAGGATTAATCTGTGATATGTAACTATCAACTCTGTCCTCGGCTTGTTTATCAGTGCAGCTATTCATTTTCAATTCGTATCTAATCAACTGCTCTCTTTGCTCTGTTTTAGCATGCCCGATCATTAATTGTATAATACAATCAGTTGGTAGTTGGTTTTGTCCGTAGCCCTCCCTATATTCTTTAATATTTTCTTTTGCTCGTTCTATTTCTTTTTTCATAATCTTCTATTTACTTATTAACCACCAACACAATATTATTGGAAGAACCACTAATATACGAAAATAAAACCACTTACTCACATAGCTATGACTTAGGAAGTCATCGAATGGTAGTTTCGTATTAACTCCAAAGATAGATAGTAGATTATCTATTACGTACAGAATATAAGTCACTAAGACAATAATAGCCGCACGACAAAATATAAAAAACTGTTTTATTTTATTTACTTTCATGATTTCTTTTATTTCTTTTATTATTTTCCATCTTCCAATGATCACCTGTTGACCATCCTAAGCTCCTATCAATATCCTTCAATTTAGCATCGAGAATTGTTATTTCTTCTTTTAATTTACGAAATTGTCTTTTCTTATTGATTAAGTCGTCTGCTAATTCTTTATATTCATTCATGATTTATTTTCAATTAGAGTGTAAATTCCTAGTATTATAAATGATGAACAAAAATTAACAATGAACTTTTTAAATATTTCCATCTGGGTAAAACTTGGGTTAAATATCCAATAAACTACTGGAATTAATGTTAGTACTGCAATTAATATTGTTGTTATAGATTGTAACTTTTTTAATCTTTGTTCAGTCATTTTTTTATTTATTGATGCCAACGCTCAAAACGAACGCTAACAAGGTTTAAAATTCATTAAAACGAAATTTTACACAGGTCGTTACAGGCAATACTAAATGTATCGTACTTCAAGATCTTTTTTACCTTCTAATGCGTTTTCTGCATACTTCTCGGCTTGTCTTACCATTCTATCGTGGCAAGTTTCACCATCCTTTCGTTTATTTCT